ATACTATTCACTTAATTCGTCACGACGAAAAATCTAAATCCATTCAAATCTGGATAGAGAAAGACGGTGAAGTTGTCTTGTGGAAGCAATTCAATCAGGCCGTTCCTGTATCCTTAGAGTTTAATATCAATTTTTGATGAAGGCGATAAACGCTTTTTTAGTTAGACCGAAAGACGAAAAGAGATACAACAATGAAAAGGAAGTAGCTGGCAAGAGCTTTATTACTAGCGCTTCCCAAGAAGACCATAAAGCTTCCACTCGCGAAGCGGTCGTAGTTTCTCTTCCTTTAAATTATTCTGGAGACGTTAAGGTGGGCGACATCCTCATTGTTCATCACAACGTCTTCAAGTATTATTACAATATGTATGGCGTCCAGAAAAGCGGGCGCAGTTGGCTCAAGGGCAACCTTTTCTTTGTAGAGCCTGACCAATATTTTTTGTATGGACAGCCGGGCAACTGGAAAACGCACGGCAAGTATTGCTTTGTGGAACCCGTGCCATTAGAGTCTACTTGGATATACTCTAGTCAGACGGAGCAACCCCTCGTAGGCAAGCTGGTATACTCTAACGAAGAGCTTTCTGCCCTTGGCGTACAGGAAGGAGATACGGTTCACTTTACGCCGGAAAGCGAGTACGAATTCGAAATCGACGGCAAAAAAATATATCGTATGTTTACTAATAGCATAGCCGCAGTTTTATGAGCAAAGACATCAAGCAACGAATCATTGATGCTGGCAGGATTGCCGTAGAGCAACTCATAAAGGTGGCTAAAGAAGACATCATCAAGCCCGACCCTGACGACGAGTTGGCAGCAGACAGGTTGAAGAACGCGGCAGCTACTAAGAAGCTCGCGGTCTTTGATGCTTTTGAAATACTCAACAGGATTGAGCAGGAAAAAGAAAGCTTGGAGATTATGAATAACTCTTCTAACAAACTAGTAAACACCAAGAACGGCTTTGCAGAAAGGAGGTCAAAATAAACTCATAGAAGTCTTAGAGGACTTCGTTCCTAAGAACGTAGTAAAGACAAAGAACAAAGCGAAGTCTTGGGAATACGGGTATGATGAAAAGTACGACCTCGTCATTATATCCAAAGACGGCACGCTAGGGGAAATCGTAAAGATTCAGAACCTAGTTATCGGCCTACCAGCTAAACCAAAAGAAGTATACGCGCGAAGCAAAAAACATTCCGAGCAGTACTGGGAGCGTTTCGATATCCCAAAGGAACTGTCTCGTATCAAGAGCATCTTTCAGTGGAACGATATGCCCGCTGATTTTAAAGGCCGATGGATAGAGTATATCGAATCTGAATTCGATTGCAGAGAGCAAGGCCACTGGTTTATGAATAACGGTCGCCCTACCTACATAACTGGCGCTCACTATTCGTACTTGCAGTGGACGAAGATTGACGTTGGGTATCCCGACTACCGTGAGGCTAACCGTATTTTCTTTTTGTTTTGGGAAGCTTGCAAAGCTGACGACAGGTGTTTTGGTATGTGCTACCTGAAGATTCGCCGTTCAGGATTTTCTTTTATGGGTTCGTCAGAAGCCGTAAACATCGCCACGCTTGCGAGGGACTCAAGAGTTGGAATCCTTTCAAAAACAGGTGCCGATGCCAAAAAAATGTTTACCGACAAAGTCGTTCCTATATCGAGCAATTATCCGTTCTTCTTTAAGCCAGTTCAGGACGGTATGGACAAGCCTAAGACGGAACTCGCGTATCGCGTCCCAGCTTCTAAAATTACCAAGAAGAATATGCACGAAGTCCTTGATGACGATATGGAAGGCTTGGATACGACTATCGACTGGAAAAACACGGCTGACAACAGCTACGACGGTGAGAAGCTTTTGCTGCTAGTTCACGACGAAAGCGGTAAATGGGAAAAGCCGGAAAACATCTTAAACAACTGGCGCGTCACCAAGACGTGTTTAAGGCTCGGTAGCCGTATTATCGGTAAGTGTATGATGGGCTCTACTTCTAACGCTTTGAGTAAAGGAGGTGGCAACTACAAAGATTTGTATATGCAGTCCGACGTAACTACGCGCAACGCTAACGGTCAGACAAAAAGCGGTATGTACTCTTTGTTTATCCCTATGGAGTGGAACTTCGAAGGGTATATCGACCTGTACGGTATGCCTGTCTTTAGGACGCCTAGCGAAGCTGTAATCGGCAATGACGGAGGGAAGATTCGTATAGGCGCCATCGACTACTGGGAAAATGAAGTAGCTTCACTCAAGAATGACGCCGACGCCCTCAACGAGTTTTACAGGCAGTTTCCTCGCACGGAGTCGCACGCCTTTAGGGACGAAAGCCGCCAGTCGCTGTTCAACCTCACGAAGATTTACCAGCAGATAGACTATAACGACTCTATGATTAAAGAGCATTTCTTGACGCGAGGTAGCTTCAAGTGGCTCAACGGAGAAAAAGATAGCAAGGTGGTGTGGACGCCCGACCGCAACGGCAGGTTCTTAGTTAGTTGGATTCCCCCTGCGCATCTGCAAAACAAAGTCGTAGTTCGTAACGGAGTAAAGTATCCGGGCAACGAGCATATAGGTTCGTTTGGGTGTGACCCTTACGATATATCTGGCGTAGTGGGAGGCAGAGGCTCAAACGGCTCGCTTCACGGGATGACGAAGTACCATATGGATGAAGCGCCTACCAACGAGTTTTTCTTGCAGTACATAGCTCGGCCCCAGACGGCAGAGATATTTTTTGAAGAAGTGTTGATGGCGTGCATCTTTTACGGTATGCCTATCCTCTCGGAAAACAACAAGCCTCGTTTGCTGTACCATTTTAAGAACAGGGGCTACAGGAAGTTTTCTATGAACCGACCAGACAAACACTTTAGTAAGCTGTCTAAGACGGAGAAAGAGCTGGGCGGGATACCCAATAGCTCGGAAGACATTAAGCAATCCCACGCCTCCGCTATCGAGTCATATATTGAGAAGTATGTGGGTATAGATTTAGAACAAACTTACAGGGCTGCTGACGAGATGGGGACTATGCCGTTTACTCGAACGCTTGAAGACTGGGCTAAATTTGACATAAACAACAGAACTAAGTTTGACGCTACTATTAGCTCCGGATTAGCCATTATGGCGAACCAAAAACACACGTATTTGCCTGAGCAAAAACAAAGTAAAATAACGATTAACTTTGCTAGGTATAAAAATAATGGTACTATTAGTGAGCTAATTTCATAATGAAGGATGTTAAACTAAATATAGCATCTGCTTCATTTCCCAATACGTTCGTTTCAGATGAAGAAAAGGCTTCGTTTGAATTCGGTCTACAGGTAGGTCAAGCCATTCAGTATGAGTGGTTTAGACGCGACGGGAATGGATGTAGGTATTACGACCAGTGGCGTGACTTTCACCGTATGCGCCTCTACGCTCGCGGAGAACAATCTATTGCTAAGTACAAGAACGAACTCGCTGTTGACGGCGACCTTTCGTACTTGAATTTGGACTGGACGCCGATACCTATCCTTCCCAAGTTTGTAGACATCGTAGTCAACGGTATGTCTGACCGTTTGTTTGAGGTCAAGGCTTACGCACAAGACGCTATGTCGTCTGCCAAAAGAAATAAGTACCAAGACCTCGTAGAAGCTCAGATGGTAGCAAAAGACTTGCTGCTGAAAGTAAAGGACGAGTTTCAGGTAGACCCTTTTGTCACGAACCCAGACGAGTTGCCTTCTTCCGACGAAGAGCTTTCTCTGTATATGCAGCTTAATTACAAGCCTGCTATTGAGATTGCTGAAGAAGAAGCCATCAACACTCTGCTTGAGGATAACCACTACAAGGACACGCGAAAGCGAGTAGACTACGACGTCACCACCCTTGGCGTAGGTATGGTTAAGCACCAGTTCCTTCCCGGTACGGGCGTAAAGATTGACTACGTAGACCCCGCCAACGTAGTTTACAGCTACACGGAAGACCCGCACTTCAAAGACTGTTTCTACTGGGGAGAAATTAAGACGGTTCCGGTTACTGAGCTTTTGAAGATTGACCCTTCGCTTACCAACGAAGACCTTAAAGAGATTTCTAAATATTCGCAGAGCTGGTACGACTACTACAACGTAGCTCAGTTCTACGATAACGATGTATTTAGAGACAATACGGCTACGCT